AGTCATCTCTCGGAAGTAATCCTGAGCAACTACCCAAGCAAAGATGACTAGACACATTGCTAGGTCATCATTACAACCATCCTCAGCAGCAAATGTATTGTTCCTAGAAATAAAGGTCGTTAACTCTTGGACAATATCATAATCTGTAAAGGTAAGTTTCTTTTCTTCTACCAGTGCTTTGAGGTTAGAGCAACCGAGTTTCTTGGTTGCTGTACTCATCTTGACTCCCAGTTGTGTCTTTGTCCCAGAGAAACCAGATCCAAGTTGCTGACCTGCTCTGCCCCTCATAGCACACATAAGGACATTGGGATACTCAAGGTCATAATTCAGGATAGAAGCAACCTGATCTCCAATATCATTGACTTCAATCAGAGTCCATGCCCTGTTATACATCTTACATACTCTTTGTATGATACTGGGGAATACAATTGGTTTGATTTCATTATCTCTATACTTCGCTACGATGGTGTAGGGAAACTTTGTAACATCAAATACAACGAAGGCAGAGTAATCCTTACCGACTCCTCTAGCAACATCAACGGTGATTATATAATTATGCTCCTTTACAGGTTCCACAAAAATATCTAAATGATCATTTGATTTGATGGGACGATCATAATCCATTGCTCTCAGAGCAGATGGTGATATCAATGTATCAACCGAACCAATGAACTCACACTCAAACTCAACCTTGAACTGGTCATATGAGGTGTTAGCAATGGTCTGTGCCTTCCAATCGGCGTCTCTACCCGGCACCTGAGACCAATGAACCTCGATGGGGTTATACTCGTTCTTACCCCTCTCAGCATCGTGCCACATCCGATAGAAGTGGTTCATACCATGTGGCGTAGATACGATAATAACCTTCGTAGATTTACCAGAAGAAATCGTAGGATATACAGATGCGAAGAACTGGTCGGCAATATTATTTTGAACGAACGCAAATTCGTCCAAGAAAATGATGTTGAACGACATACCCCGGACAGCAGATGCTGAGGTAGACGCTGCTAGAATCTTAGAACCATTCTCAAGTTCAACAGATCCTTTGTTCCAAGAAATGATACCGTGCTGCATCCAAGACGGTAGATTCTCATAAGCAATCTGTAAACGACCAAGAATCTCCCTAGCAGTTGCTGCTTTGTTTGCTAGGATACCAATATTGACGTTATCATTAAAGATAAGGTAGTGAAGCAAGAACGCCACACAAGTCGTAGACTTACCTGTCTGACGAGGCATCTTACAGATAGTAAATCTCTTCTCATGAAAACTTTTAACAAGGTCTTCCTGGAAGTCATACATTGTAAAAGGCACAAGACCTTTATCCAAGGACACAATTTTAATGTGCTTCTTGGAAAAGTAAATCGGGTCTTCCTTACACTTAATATATTCTTTGACTTGATCTAGAGTAAAATTAACGGCAACGTTTGCCTTCTTGAGATTAGGATTACCTAGATACTTGTTATCAACTGCTGGCATAATAAAGTTAGACTAATGATTAAGATGTTACGGTAACATCCTGAGGAATAGTAGAACTACTACTAAACATATTTCCTATGGCGTCAAAGATTTCAGTTCTTCCTCTAATATCATAACCGATATCAGAAGTCTTAATAGTATACTGAAGACCATCTGGAGCACCGAACTCAAAGAATCCTGTCTCGCCAGTCACTCTTCTGACCCATTCATATCTATAAATGAATGGGGGAACACCACCACTGAATACTGCTGGAGTTTGTGTTAGGACTGTGCCTGACTGACCAACTCCATCGAGAGTTCCCTTTGATACCAATGCTAGTGGTTGTGATGTAATCGGAATAACGCTAGATGTTGTATTGACTCTTACATATCCATAAGAGTCTCTCCACCTAGTTGTGCCTTGAATGTCGTATCCAAGGTCCTCAAGTTGGACCTCATAGTCATAACCCACAGCAGGTTTTCCGTCCTTGAAAATCTTTGCGAAGCTATCGCCAGACCCAGTAAGTCTCCTTCTCCACTCAAGGAATATTTCATATGGGGGTATACCACCATAAACAAGACTTTGAGTCTTAGTTAGAATCTCTCCAACAGAACCAATTCCCGATAAAGTGCCTTTAGCACCCTGTGTCATTTTTGATGTAACAGCAGCACTCACATTACTATTTGCTATGAGGTAACCCGGTGCTATTACAGCATCTTGTATTCTAGTTGAGATACGGAGTTTAGAATTCAACAAACTAGAATCAATCTCTCTGGTGGCGGTATCAACTGCTTGCCAACCACTAACGCCTACCCAAGCACCACCTGGGGTTGCCTGTGATTGTAACTGACCCTCAACAGTAATAGGTGGCGTGCCGCCCTCATAACCGGCAACTTGACCAGCACCATATCTTTCTACAACAAAACCTTCAGGCGCTGTTATATTACCGATACCAATAAGAGTGAGGGGAGGCAAAACACCACCATCATATGGAACATTATCCTCATCGCGCCTAACATATTGTTCGCGAACAATGATGTTATTATCTACATCTCTTTTGACATACTGCTGCGTATCGATAGCATTATTATCCGCATCGTGCTTCACATAATCCCCATCAAAATCTTTGTGAGTGAAATTAGTCCACCCAATAGAGTCCATACTTTCACTTCTGAAAGCAGGTTGAGGTGAGGCAACTACGTTATTTTCATCATGCCTAACGTAGTTGTTATTTGTAGCAGTTAGTATCGACATTTACTTATAGTTTGTCGTCAATACTATTTATCTCTCGTCAATATAACCAACCTTCAATATGATTGCTACAAAAATCAAGCAAATAAAGAATCCAAATGCGCCAGGAACAGTCATTGCTCGTATGCAAGTATTTCTTTATTTAAACCACTTTATATTTTTTTTATGTACTATTATCTGTGTATCGTCATAATTCCAATGACGGGCACTACTATGAGTAGATAACATAGTAGTCCCATAAACCATTGATGAGAGATAGCGGTTGTTAGCAGTTCCATTTGCGAAGTGATAGTGCTTTACGAGTTGGTTTGCCTTTATCGTCCTTCATAGGACCAGGCATCCCACCCATTCTAGCGCAAAATGACTTGCGGCGCTTGGCTGACTTGGAATCAGGATCTAGTTTTGAAGGTTCTTTGGTTACAGGTGCCTTTAAATCGGAGCCGGGATTCTCTCGTTCATAGGACTTGCGTCCCTTCTCGTTAAGACCCCCGGCTTTATTCTTTCCCTCTTTTCGCTGCCAGGCAGACTCCTTGACGTTCTTTTTATCTTTCTGAGGTGTAGAACCGCCACGACCACTCAAATTTAGGGCAGCAGCACCCATTCCCTTTGCTGCTAACCTCTTTACTCCCATACCAACAAGACCTTTTACTGCTGCTTTTCCAGCACCAACAAGAATTGGAGCTAGTGCAGCAGCTTCACTCATGCCCTTTGCTTTCTCAGTATTCTTATCCCAAGCTTCTCCACCATAGGAGCACTCGTCACGGGTTTCGTCTTTCTTACAGAGGTTACAGTACTTCATTGATTTCTTGTCTGCCTCTTCTATAAATTGTGAGAAAGATTTTTTACCTTCTTTTACACAATTAGGGACCATTCGGTCTCCCTTCTTCTTCATACCTCTCTTACGGTATCCTTTCCAACAAGCCTCATCTAAATCATTGCTTTCCATTGCGTTTGCTCTCTTCTTCCAAGAACCTGCTTGAATACCAGTCAATGCCTTATTCAATCTAGATGACTTGAATGGTGTTGATGGTTTACTTCCAGATGGTGAGGTACGTGGTCTAGGTGGTGCTGGGGGGTCAGCAGTAGGTGGTTTAGGAGGATTTACTGCTGAAGTAGCAGGTTCCGTCTTAGGTTCCGTCTTAGGTTGAGAGGTTTGAGTTGAGGCAGGAGTGGTCGGCATCCTCTGCTCTGGTGTCTTCTTAGGTTCAGGAGCAGGACGAGTTTCAGGACCACCACGGAGATCGGACATTTGACCAGCATTACGGCGTCTTTCTGCCTCTTTACGTAAGCGCTCCTGCTCTGCTTTACTCACTCCAGATTGTTGTTGGGTGGATTGTGTAGATTGTGTGGATTCTGGTTTTTCCTTTGGTTGAGATGCTTGTTCAGATCCTTTTTTCTCGTATGGACTAGGACTTGTGAGTTCACCAGCATTCACTCTTTTGAGGTATTGCTCCAACTTTTTAGGATCTGTAGGAATCTGATCGGTGGGAACAGTGTATCCTTTGTTCTCGTCTAGACCTTTATTTTTGACGTTGATAGGTGCTCCCTTACGATCGGCATCACCATCCTTCTTTCTCTTTGATTTGACGGAGGAAGCAATCTCGCCCTTAGACATCTTGGATGCCTTTTCATTTGATAGACACTTTGGTTTAGGTCCATCACCTTTACCATCACCATCTTTATCATCACGGGCACACTTACCCACTTTCTCACCCTTGGTGTTATAGCGATCCCATCCACCCTTTGGTCCGTCACCAAACCAGTCACGTAGATCTTCCTTCAATTTTTTTCTCTTCTCTCGTGCCTTAGCAAGAATTCTTTCCTTTGCATCAGCAGCATCTTTTTCGGAGACACGGTAACCATCGCGATCAGTCTTCAACTTCTCGTCGGGTTTATCATATCCCTCACCATAGTAATAATTAGTCACCTCAAATGCTGTATTTCCATCAGCATCTTCAAGGGTAAATGACTCTTTAGCGGTCTTCCAACCACCACCTGCTTTCTTATATTCCTTAGAAGCCCAACCATTAGCATAAGCAGATGGATAAACATCAAACTTTGACTTTGCTCTGGACTTCATCTTTGACCAGAGACCAGGATTGGTAGGGACATTCTTTTCCAGAATAGTCTCTTCATTAGCAGGAACGCAGTTTGGGACCTGCTTACCTCCTTTCTTTTTCATGCCGACCTGCTTATATCCAGTCCAGCAGGGATCAGATTTCTTCTTTGCCATGATCGTTATTAGAAAGAACAGGCGTCAACACATTTAATGCTGTCGCCAATGAGGAATCCTGCTGTTGCTATTTCAACAATAATGATTCCAATTTCAGCAGCACCATCTGTTGCTAATGCAGCCATAATAGTTCCTAATGCTGTTGCTCCGTAAAGGACGGCATTATACCATGTTAGACTACCAAGAAAGGCACTGAGTACAGCACCCAAACAAGAACCGCTGTAGATGGTTGATATTACACCAAATACTGCTGTAGCGACATCCATTTTAGATGACTCAGCAGCAGCAATTGTCTTTATATATTTAGCAAGTTGAGATAATACAGGTTTTGTTGCCTCAGCAAGTTCCTCTGCGACTTCTGCTGTTACAGATGCTCTTAGAGATGCTGCTCCTAAAAACAGACATACACAATCAAAAACAACATAACCAACACCAAGAGAACAAGTCCAACCATCCGCAGTAAGTTGATGACTCTGCTTATATGTAATTGATTCCCAGTTGACGAGACCGTTTCCGGTATGCTCGTATAACTCAGAAAGAGTCAATGCTTGGAGTTTTTTGTCGTGTGGATTGAGTGCTTTATAAGCCTCAAGATCGGATGGACTGATAGTTCTCATGATTAGTCGTAAATCTTTTTACCGTTTTTGATGTAACCGGATCCTTTGCTGTCGTAAAATCTAATTCCCTTTCTAATACGCTCAGAAGCAAGTTCTCCTTTCCGATCCTTATCCTTCTCACGCTTCTTTGCTTCATCCGCCTGTGATTGGAAGTCGGCAAGTCTTCGTGCTTTACCTTCCTTGCTGGATCCTGATAGAACCTTATCTGATGGTGGTTTGAGTGCTTCATCCATACCACCCATCTGAGCGTTTGTTTGATCACTCTTATCGTCATCATCAGGCATACCATCGGAAAGACCATAAGAACCTTTGGCATACTTTTTGTATTTGCAATTGCAGTCTGCTAGGTTTTCACCACAATTATCGCATACTTTTTTTTCTTTTTTGTCCTTTTTGTCTTTTGCCATTTTTCTACTTGTCTGATAGGTTGTTTATCATTCCCTCTTTGAGCATCTTCTGTAAATCAGAGGTTGACCCAACAAAGACGGAATTGTTAGTTACATTAGTTTGATTATTGGTGATGTTGACCTGCTCCAAGTCCTTTGCTTTCTTCTGCAAGTCTAGCAGTTTGTCGGTAACATCGGCAATATTCTTAATCAATGCTCCAGCAACTTCGTATGATCTAGCACTATCACCCTCTTGAGCAAGTTCTAGGGCACCATTTACGGCTTCCTGTCCCTTCTCAATCAAACTGTATAAGTTTGCTCGGGTGTAATCATAATCTTTCTTGGCGTCTTGTGGGTCAATCTCAGAAGACGGTTTGTCTTTTTTGACAACATGTGTCTTCTCAGGTTTCACAATACTGGATTCACAATCCAGTGCCTCGTCAATAGCATCGAAGTTACTCATAATCAGGGGTTGTAATCGGCATCTTGGGTTGGACTATACTTCTTAGAATCAAAGAAGAGAACAGTCTCCTCATTAAATCCAAAATCATCCTCTGGTTCAGCATCAATTGGGTCTGGAGTCACTGTATATCGGACTTCCCTTGGTGCTGTACGCTTGGTATCAGTGTAGTAGTCAACCTGAACCTTACGAATGAGACCGTCTCCAGTATCACTAATAGGACCAAATAGATAGGTCTTAGCAGTAAAGGACAGCGTGTAGATCATAGTTCTACGTGCTGAAAAGTCTCCTTCATAATCATCAGTGAAATTAATTCCATCTAGAACGATTGGAATATCTCGTTTTTCACCAATAGAATCAACCAAGTCAACAGTAATGTTGAATGATGGTTGGAAGTACGGTAGAATCTGCTCTACGATTTGTAAGGCATCTTCATTGAGTTTAGTCATCACATTCAACTCAAAACCTAGATTATAGGGGACGGGTAGGTAAACTCTTTTGAGTTTGGTACCGTCGTCTAGAGTCTTGAATGTCTGTGTTGGTTGTGTCTTTCTAGTGCCATCATAGGCAATAGAATTCATTTCAAAAGACATCCTGGGCAAGGTCATTGCTACAGGTTGATTCAATTCACTCTGCTGTTGGATCCTAGCAAGAAACTTCTGGGTAGGACCGTAGGCAAGAGGGACTTTCATGTCATTAATAACATTGTCCTTCTTATCAAGTTTTTGTAAGTGAATATTATTGAATAGGTTGCCGAAACCAACAACTGTTCTTTTGATTATTTCATGATAGAAATATTCAACCACAACATCATACCGTAATATACTATTTTATTTAGTCCCCGAAAGGATTACTAGAGTCAAAGTTGTTGGAGTAGTCATTAAAACTGCCAAATTGATTAAACTCAGTCTCATCAACAATAACATTTGCCTCTTCTTGAATATCATCAGATCCTGAATACTTGTCTTTTGGTGTCTTCGTATCCCATCTCTTGAGAGAATAGCGTGCTCTACTGGTCTTACCAACAATAACTTCTTCTACAGCAAAGTCAACGTCATCTTTCTCTGGGTCAAGATTAGTGATCTGTAAGATCTTATTGACTCCATCCCAACCACGAACTCGTGCCTTAGTACCTGATGACTTACCTTCCACGATCTCATTGTATATAAAGTCACCATCACCAGCGTCTGGAGGGGCGTCTACGACCACCACAGCACCCTCAAACAAGTCTTTACCTGGATTAGTCACAACTGCCTTTACGATCTTTGTACCGTCAGTCAGAGCGGTTCCTTCGGCAATGATATTATTGTCCCCATCATATACGCTGATCTTAGCATCTTCGGCATAACCAGTTCCGGTCTCAAGCACATCAAACTCAATAATACCTTTTGATAGTGGATCAGTATTGATACCTGCTCTTATGATAGCGCCACTACCTTCTCTATCAGGAGGAACAACATTAACGGATGGTGCCTCAGTGTATCCACTTCCACTACGGAATATCACCAAGTCCTTGACTGATGATGTACTATTATTCACTGTTGCTTGATTCATCAATGCTACGACCTGTGGATCATCACCAACTTCTGGTGGGTCAATGACGATATCAGGAGCACCATTATACCCCTTTCCTTCATTGAGGATAAGGAGTTTTTCAATATAACCTGTTCCGAGTTTATATGATACTTCTGCTCTATTACTAAGAGCAATCAATTCAAGTGATGTAATATATCCCTTATCTTGTAAGGTAGAGTCAATCTCGTCAATAGATGTATTGAATACTTCGTCTTCATATTCAAACAATTCACATTCTAAATCATAAGTATAACCTTTACCTAGTTGGTAGAATGGTTTCTCATG